ACCAGCTGGTGAATACCAAGGATCGTTTGAAAGATCAGTTGTTACGCAAAGACCAGCAATATCACCATTAGTTGGTACATAACGGTAAGTATCATTGTAACGGTCATACATGTACTTGTAACCAGAGTCCATCACAGCATATGAAGTGCTATGAAGAGTATTTCTCCAAGCTACAAGAGCTGTTGATTCATTACCTTTATTATTATAAACGATAGAGTCGTCTGGTGTAACGAATACAACGCAATCCTTACGGGTTGTAGCAATATTATCAATCAAGTAGTTAGCAAGATTGAAATTATTTGCAGTTATAGCGCCAGCAGCACCGCTGTTGTATGTACCGCCGATTGGCTTACCCTGAAGAATAAGATTAATCTGAACGTCAGTTGGATTTTGGAATAAGTTATAAGCAGAAGCAATAGATGTGAAAGCATTAGCACTTTCATTAGCACCGTCAGCACCACCATTAAACTTCATTGTTACTGGAGCTGTGTTAGAACCAGAAAGAATGTTTGCAGAGTTAGCAGAGTTTGCTGTCTGATCCGGACGATCATTTAATGCCCAAACATAGTTTGACTGAGCATTTAGAACGTTTTTCCAATAAATTGAAGCGCCGCTCTGACCGATAGCATCGTTTGCACGTGATACGTTTGTATAAACTTCAAGAACAGCACCAGGAGTTCCAGTGAACGAGCCATAGTTGTCTGTAACAACAACATGCATAGAGTCAACTGGAGTGTTGGCTGTGTTTGAAGCCCAGTTCTGTGTATTACCATTAAACTGAACATATGTTGAAGTGACCGGAGCAGCATTAAACAAGCTCTGATATTCCCAAGCACGCTGAATATTAGTTACTGTTGTGTTACCGTTTACAGAAGTATTAGCCTTCCAGTCAGCAGTAAGTTTGTATGTGTCGTTAAGAACTAAAGTAACAGCTGTATTTGTTGCATTACTACCGTTTACGATAGAAGCAATTTTATTATACTGATAACCGATAGAACTATTACCTAAAACAATAATGTCACCAGTTGCAAACGAACTAGCTATAACTGTAGCCAAAGTATTTTGTGCCAAAACGTTAGCAGTACCACCAGAAGAGAAAGCGATAGTAAGGTTGCTAGCGCCATAACCGATAGAAGCAACGCCTCTAACAGTAATAAAACCAGCAGTAGTTGTGTTTGAAGCAGATGGTGTAGCATTGATAGTGAACGCTGTTGAGTTAACAACGTTAGTAACAGATGTGGTATTGCTTGTAATACCAAGACCAGTATTTGAAAGGCTATAAAGAACTGAACCAATTTTCAAACCAGTTGTATCTGTTGTTGTAACGGTTGTGTTACCGCTAACTACAGTAAGAGTAAATGTAGTATCAACTGTGTTTGTAGATTGGATATTTACGTTTGAGCTATAAGCATTTACGTTATCGCAAATAGAAACTTTAAGTGAGTTACCAAGAGCCCCTGGGTATTTTGCGACAAACATAGTATTAGCATCGTAATTATAGCTGTTTGCTTTTTTATTAGCAAAGTCAATTTCGTTAAGAACCGTCAAGCTTGCAACGTTTGTTACAGCGGCGGTATTACCGATAGCGCCTAAAGTAGCATTAGAATCGCCAGATGTTGTATTGCCTGCACGAACTACATAAAGAGCATTTCCGTATGATAGAAAGTTTGCAGCAGTAAACCAGGTTTCGGCGTTGTTTGAATTTGGCTTACCGAAAGTATTTACGAGACCAGCTTCGCTGTTTATAAGCATGCGTTCGCCAAGTGGACCCCAGTTAAAAATACCAGCAATAGCACCTACAGTGGTGCCAAGTCTTGGAACAACGGTTGTAAGGTCAACTTCTGATACGTTGATACCTGGGCTGATTAGAGTATTAGTAATCGCTACCATTTATTTTCTCCTTCCATGGAAAAGGTATTTGAAATTTCTGTAATTATTTATAAATTATCATTTTCTAATTCAAACATCCAATTTCCACTAGAAGCTCCGGAAAGTTCTAAAGCTTCATATGGATCATCCATGCCGTTATCAACAAAACCGAATGGAGAAAGATCTTGCATAATTTCGTCGTCAGTTTTATCTCTTAATCTCATGAGCGTATTTATGTCTGTAAAATCCTTGAAATATTGCTGTTCAGATAGCCATCCAAATAGAACAAGACCCATAACTAAGTCGTCATGTGCTCCTTCTTCGGCTTCATAACTTTTACCTTTACGAGAAAATCGAGATAATTCTTCAATAGTATGAAAATCATTTATAATAAGTTGGTTTTGTTCAATTAATAGTTTAAGTAGAGAGCAACCATTTGCCTTTACAGGAGTTGTGGTTCTTACACCCATATCAAAACCTGTACCGAAACCACCGCTAACTTTTTTTCCGTTTCTGCCATTATTTTCTGTAAACAAAATATTATCATATTCAAAATCATAATGAAGCGAATGGCTAACCTGAGCACCCATATTATTAACTTCAACTAGAACTGGAGCTCTATTATAAGCTAGAGCTATACGATGAACAACTTCAGCATAGTCTAATGGCGTTATTAAATTATTACGAAAAACACAAACCTGCTGATAAGGCATTTTAGTAACATCAACAACATGAAATGCTGAATAGTCTAACGCTCTACCTTCAGAAACGTCAACAACTATAGAATATCTATGGTCTTTGATTGGACTTGAGTAAACAGATAAACCATCTTTGGTATTAAGTGGTGTTTGATGAATAAGCTCTTTAAGTTTCCAACCAGCAATAAGTGTACCAGAGCTACCCATAAACTCAACACAATATTCTTGCTGAAATTTTTCTGTGTCAAAGTTCATAGAAGATAGAGTGTCTGCTTTCCATTTTTCATCACGTCCAGGAACAGCATCCCACATAACTTTAATTGGATGATAATTATTTCTTTTCTCGTTTGCATTCTGCCAGATAGAATAAAAGTGATTCAAACCATTTGGTGTTGATACGAGAATAATTTTAGATTCATCACCTGACGAAATAGTAGGATAAACTGAAGTAAAAAACGTGTCCCAGTTTTCAATGAATGCAGCTTCGTCGATGAATAGTAAGTTTATAGAATAACCACGAATCGCAGAAGCAGAAGTAGCAGTTGCGATAACACGAGAGTTGTTTTCAAGTTCAAACGAACCCTTGTTCCATTCTTTTACACCATGCTGCAACCAGCGAGGCAAATGCTCATAAGCAAGCTGTACACGACCAAGAATTTCACGAGCAGTTTCGCCCTTGTTTGCCAGAAGCGCAACAGTTTTTTCGGAGTGAAATATAATGTACCAAAGGATAAAACCGCAGGTCACTGTTGACTTACCAGCCTGTCGGGCTGTTGCTATGACGTTGAAACGATTTTCTTTCATCGCCAACACCATTTCTTTTTGATAGTCATATAGTTTGAAACTCACCAACCCTTTATTGATGTTGATAATTTTCATATACGATTCAATAAAATAAATTGGATCGTCGGAGCATTTCATGTACTCTTCTACAAGCTCTGGCGTCCATTCAATAGACTGTTTTGTTCTTTTAAGGTTACTATTTCCATTATAACCTTTAAGTTTGCTTAGATACACCATTCTTCATGTCCTCAATTACTTTCTGAAGGTCAGCCGTAGATCCTACAAATAGGTTGTTTGTTACTTGTTGTGCTTGTTCGTTCGTTGGCGAATCAGCAGCGCTGATTTCACGAATTCTTTTTTGAATATCTAACAGATCTTTGTTAGCGTCGAGCATCGTTTTCATAAGAGTACCAAGAACTTCAAACGCTCTAGGATGCTGGCTTGAGTCTGCTATCTGAGATAATTTTTCGATAGCATAGCTACCATTTTGAATTATCTCATGTATGTTTGCACGTGCTAATTCGAAATCGTTTTTAGCACTATCATCATGCGCTTTCATTTCTAACGCTTTTACTGGATTATCTTTGGTCATTGGTGTTAAATTTAAAGCTGCACTCAAAGGATCATTATTAGATTGGGTCATTATTTAACTTCTGTAATTGTGTTAACAAAACCATAATCATCTGTTGCTAGTATACTTGAAACAGGTATAGAAGCAGAAGAATTAGAGGTCGGTGAACCGTTTGCTAGTTCGCCTGGTTGTGTTTGTATCCAAGCAACAGCTGGGGTATTTCCAACGGCAGTATTAAGCATACCGTCTGGAACTGAAGGAGTATAGAAAACAGTGTTAGCATATTTAATAACTGCACTTGTTTTCACTGGCCCATATAGATAACCTTTTACAGTAAAATCTAAAGTCCAAGTAAGTGATTGGCGTTGAGTGAAAGAACCATCGTAAGTGTCTTGTTGAGAAATTCCTGTCATAACAACTGGTATTTCCATAGTAACTCCCATTTCGGGAATAAGGTGTACACTTACTGTAAAATCTGGAGTAAAATATGGTAAAATCTGTTCTACAATTTTGGTTCCGTCTTCGGCATTTTTAACCATAATATGAAGCTGGAAATCAATATTATACGGAACAGGATTGTACTGATACTTTAAACTTCCTGCTGAAGTATTACCGTAAGCAACTCTACCTGTAGTATGAAGTTTTCTAGCACCATCATATCTCATAGTAGTCATTTCAAATGACATCATTGGTAAAGTAATTGTGGCTGTTGGTCGATCAATATTAGGATCTTGCTGTAAACGAGCCAGCATTTTCTCTTTTGGTGCATATGTAATAGGAACTTTAATAAGCCCAGTCATATTATTATTGGAATCTGTTCTAACAATAGAGATATCGTCGAATAGAGTTCCAACAAGAGTCACATATTTACGAATAGTTTGGAAATAGAAAGTTTGACCGAACATTATACATCAACCCCTTCAGCAAATGGATCAGTTTGAGAGAAATCGATAAAACCAGCAGATTCAGTAGCAAAATCTTGATTAGATCCAGTGCCTATTATTGTATCTAAATTATAACCTTCAACGACCAAATAATTACCGTTTTCGTCAGTAATCCAGTTACCTTGTTCATCATCAATCGTGTAATCGAGAATGTTAGTGCTGAAATTTTTCTGTAGGCTGTCAATTTCAGGTATGCCAGTGTTGAATGTTTCGTTAGCGTATTCAAACAACTCGCAGGTCATTTCCCATGTCTGTAATGCGCCGAGCTGGAAAAACATTTCGAACTTATTTACAAACTTAACCTGAAAACATTTATTGCTCAAAGGAAAGTAAATAAGATCGCCTTCAACTGGTCTAGCTAGTGTAGTATAAGCACCTATCTCTCTACTGAAAGTTCTCTGAGCTACAGAAAATACAACCTGGTCACGAATTTCAAGTCCAAACTTAGACATAAAATTACCATCGCCGCCGAATCCGTCGACCGACTTAATATAAAACTCGCATAGGTATGGCTTCGTGTATGATGAAGAATCGTCTGCTGTGTAAAGCTTATCAAGGTGATTGATATCACGGGTAATATAATACATGTCCAAACCGTATATCTGAATCGCTTCAACAACAAGGCTCTCTAGCAAATCCTGTTCGCCAGAGTTTTTAAAATTGTTGAAGTAAAAATTGGTTGCCATAATTACCCGATCATATCTGTAGCTGGAAGGCTACTGTCAGCAATCATCTTTTCTATTTCTTTGATTTCTTGTTCGGCTTCATTGTATATCTGCTGGCCATTGAATGTAAGACCACCAGGGAGCTGCATACCGTTGAATTTCTTCAGGTTGTTACCCCACTGACGTTTGATCAAAGATGTAGCGTGATTTTGTAACAAACGTTCGCCATATGCTTTAACATACACGTCTGGATCAACTACCTGATAAGCTTCGGCGATAATATAATCCCCAACGCTCGTAATGTTCCAGTCCATATCAACGTAAAGTTTACCGACCATACGGTTATAACGCAGAGGCTGCTGACCAACAAGCATTTGTTCTAGGAACTGAATGTGCTGAAGCGCCATGTAGTAAGGAACCATAGATACAGAGGTCAAAGTGTAAAGATCGTTCAAAGCGATCTGATAACGGATATTGAATAGGTTGTTAGTGTTCAGCGCCTGACCAATAGGAAACAAGTTTACAATACCGATAATATTGTCGGGAACAGGAATAAATTTGTTTTGAATATCGTTAGCAGTAACCTGATATTTGTAATAAGTTTTTTCAGCACCGTCGAAGTGATAGTCCCAGAAATAACGTAGAGCTTCGTCAACACGATCGTCTACTTGATCATCATCAACGTTAATTTCAATCACAGGAGCGCCGAGTTTACGTAGGCAATAATTTTTAAACTCTTGTCTTGATCTTGGTACTGCCATTTTAAAATCCTATATATACAGTGTATTTCATTTATTTATAATGGAGAGATATCGTGAAAAAATTATTTCTAACAATAGCATTTATGCTATTTTCAACATTGACTTATGGCGAAACTTTAAGTATAATTGTACCTGCAGCTGATGGAAACTATACTATCAATGCTCGTTTGGTAGCAAAATACCTCGGCAAATATTTACCTAACCATCCTGAAATAGTTATTCAACCTATACCAGGAGCGCAAAGCCTCGTAGCAGCAAATTATCTTTATAACGTAGCCCCAAAAGATGGTAGCGTAATAGGAACTCTTTATAAAGAAATACCTTACGTAGGGCTTATGGGTGGTAAAGGAGTTCAGTTTGATCAAACCAAATTTACAGTTCTTGGATCTACATCAGACGGCAGAAAAGATACCATCATACTATGGTCAAAACAAAAAGAGTTTAAACAGGGATTAATCGTTGGAGTAGAAGGAGCAACTACTGGAAACATGGCTATAATCGTTGATAAATTACTCGATGCTAAGTTTAAATATGTTTCTGGTTATCCTTCTGCTGCAGCAAATAGATTAGCTCTTCATAGAAATGAAGTTGATTCGGTAATTTACAATTTATCGGGAATTAAAAATCAAGCACCAGAATGGTTAAAGGTAGATAGTGAAATTTATCCGTTATTGCAATTTAGTAATGGTAAAAATAGGCATTCAGAATATTCTAATGTACCAACATTAGCGGAAAAAATAAACACAGAACACTTAGAATTACTCGAAGCTTATGAAGGTCAATTCGCTCTGCTTAGACCTTTTTTCGCTCCTCCTAATATACCAAAAGAAAAAGCAAAAGAACTACAAGATGCTCTCATGAAAGTAACTAAAGATGAAAATTTTATAAACGATGCTAAATTATCAAGAGTAGATGTTAGTTTCATTGACGCTGAAGAAGCTAAAAGAATGATCGATAATTCGGCTAACATCGATATAAAACTTCTTAATAAATTACGAGAGATATACAACAATGATTGAACACAAGTTATTTCCAACTTTAATCACAGAATTTCATTATCCAGATAAAGATAATTTTAAACAAATTTTTATCACTGATATTTTTAAATTTACTACGCCTGACGGGTATTCAGACGAAAAAACAGGACATGTAACATTACATCATAATAAAAAATTTGAAGAGTTATTTAAATTTGTAACACAATCAGTAAAAAAATATGTAAATCGTCTTCATATCGATGTTGATAAATTTGATTTTAATATTGTAAAAACATGGATGAATATTAAAAAGATAGCAGAAACGCAACGTCATGGTCATCCAGACGCTCATATATCTTTTACGTATTATGTAAATATGCCATTTGATTGTAGTTTACCAATAAGATTTTATCACCCACAACCAGTAGAACCCTATCCTGGTTCTATAGAACATAATAATACTAAAAAAATATGGGACGAAATAAATTCTTCAACTTGGTTATTTAAACCAGTAGAAGGTCAATTATTTGTATTTCCTTCTATGTTGCAACATGATACTATAGGAGAAACTTTTATTAAAAAAGAACAAGGAATAAACAAACAAAATATACTTCAGTATAGGCTTTGTTTAGCTGGTGATATAATACTTACTTATAAAGATAAAACACCAAGTTCTGTTGGTATTCAACCAGTTAAAAATTGGAGAAATTTTTCATGATTTATAATAACCCTGTAGAAAGAGCTCGATTCACACAACCTTGGATTTGGCAAGATGGTATTTTTACTGAAGAAGAAATCGATTCAATTGTAAAATATTGCGATTATCAAGGAGTTAACGATAGCGCTATTTTCGGTTCTTCTGAAAAAGAAATTGTAGAAAAAATAAGAAAATCTGGAGTTAAATTCCATTACAGAGATGATAATACAGCGTGGATATTTGATAGAATTAACATTGCTATCGAAGCGAATAATGAAAGGTATTATCGTTTTAATTTAAATGGTTATGATGCGTTTCAATATACTACATATGATAAAAATGGAAAATATGATTGGCACATGGATATACATTTAGGCGGAGATCCTGGTAATTTAGAGGAAACT